CCCGACCTTCTCTCTCCAGTCACAGTCAGTTCGAGTCTCCCTGGGCCGTTTGAGGGCCAGCCAAGGCCATCGTGGAACTAGTCCAAGCCGATGTGAAGCCTGCCAAGGTGGGGGTAAGGAAGAAGCAGCTTGTGGGGGCCGTAAAACCACGGATCATGAGTCTGCCTTTAAAGGGAAAGTCCAGGGGCCAAGAATTTGCAGAGTTTGCTGAGAAATGTGGATACCCGCTATTTCCCTGGCAGAAATACATAGCAAATGACTTTCTGACTGTGGATGAGACAGGTGCGTTTGAGAGAAAGACTGTGGCAGTGATTCTGTCAAGGCAAAATGGCAAGACAATGCTGATTGCGCTCAGGATCCTCTTTGGGCTCTTCGTATTAGGTGAAAAGTCGGTTGTGGCTATGTCATCTAAGCGAGGCATGGCAGAAGATACATTCCGCAAGGTGTGCTCGATCATAGAAGCTAATGAGTTCTTGAGAAGCCAGGTCAAACTCAATCGTGGTGAGGTGGGCTATCGTGGAAACGGCAAAGAGCACTTGGATCTGCTCAATGGAGCGCGTTATGAAATCGTAGCCGGTACTTCTGACGGCGCACGCGGCAAATCGGCCAATCTTCTCTTTGTTGACGAATTGCGTTACATATCGGAAGAGGCCTGGGCTGCTGCAAAGCCAATCACAATCGCCATGGGCAATAAGGCTCAAACATATGTATGTTCCAATGCTGGCGATGCCTTCAGCCATGTCTTGAATGATCTAAGAGACAAGGCCCTGTCTTATCCATCAAAGACTTTGGGCTGGTATGAATACTCAGCACCTCAACATGCAAAACCGACAGATCGTGCAGCTTGGGCCATGAGTAATCCCAGCCTTGGCATCACGATCACGGAACAAGGCTTGGAAGAAGCTCTGTCAGTAATGCCAATGGAGAAGTTCTTGCCTGAACACATGTGCATGTGGGTTTCATCGCTTTCTAGCCCCTGGCCCGTGGGATCCTGGGAGGCTTTGGCAGATCGCGACCTTTCATTGCCCATTGGCCCCGACACATTCTTTGCATTTGATGTCGCTATATCCAAGCGCACTGCATCTCTAGTAGCGGGGCAATTTCTGCCCAATGGCAAGATAGGCGTAGGGATTATGGATCAGTGGAGATCCGATACGGCCGTTGATGAGCTTCAGATTGCAGCAGAAATCAAGACCAAATGGGTTGATAAGTATTTCCCGCGCATGATCATGTTTGATCACTATTCCACTGCCAGTATTGCTGCCAGATTGGCCGCAAGTGGCTGCCGCATGGTGGATATTTCAGGAACGGCCTTCTATCAAGCTTCGGGAGATCTTCTGGATGCAATAGTCAATAATCGCATTGTTCATATGGGTCAAGAGTCATTTGATACACAAATGAACGCATGTGCAGCAAAGACTAACGACAGTTCATGGAGAATCGTAAGAAGAGCCAGTGCCGGGGATGTGTCTGCACCGATTTCTTTGGCCATGATTGTTCACAAAATGCAGGAACCCGTTTCAACCCCAATGATTGTGGCAGGCTAGACACGCCGAACATCATTATCAGATAAATGTCTGTTTGCAGTGATATAAGGCTATTATCCCGCCATGGGTATTCTGTCTGCATTGCGACTGGTGAAAGACGATTCCGACACGCTTAAAAGCCAATACAACCCGGCCGTAATGAACTCTGGCTATGGGGTAGGGGCATGGAGTGATTATGGAATGGGTTTTGATTATGCTGGTATTGATCTTAACTCTGCCATGCAGGTTCCGACAGTTAGCAAATGCCGCCAATTAATCTGCGGAACTATTGCTGGCATTCCGCTTGAGTTATACAACAAGACAACTGGCGAAGAATTAGGTTCTCCAATTTGGTTAGAGCAACCAGACATCAGACAACCGCGATCTGTAACGATTAGTTATACAGTTCAATCGCTTCTCTTTTATCAAATTGCATATTGGGAAGTAACTGCAACATATTCTGATGATGGAAGACCAGCGCGTTTTGCATGGGTTGCAAATGAGCGAGTCACACCAAAACTCAATGCAAGAAATACTGAGGTTGAGTATTACACAGTTGACAATGAAGTCAGGCCACAAAATGGCATTGGATCGCTAATCACATTTCAATCACTTCAACCTGGCGTTCTTGCAACGGGCGGCCGGACTATTCGTGCAGCTTTAGATCTTGAAAAGGCTGCTGCCATTGCTGCTCAAACTCCTATTCCGTCTGGTTTCATTAAGAATTCCGGGGCTGATCTTCCTGAAGCGCAAGTGCAAGGCATTCTTGCATCTTGGAAGGCTGCTAGAAATAGCAGAGGTACCGCGTTCCTTACTTCAACGCTCGATTATCAAACAACATCGTTTTCACCTAAAGACATGATGTATTCGGAGGCCAAACAGGAATTCAGTACGGAAATCTGCAGACTTATGAATGTTCCTGCATACATGGCTTCAGCAGATGCGAATAAAAGTATGACATACCAAAATGTGCTGGATGCCCGCAAAGAATTTTACGCTTACACACTGGCTCCTTATGTTTGCGCAATTGAAGATCGTTTAAGTATGAATGACATAACAAATGCAAACAATGTGGTTCGATTTGCAAGTGATGAAACATTCTTGCGTGCTGATGCCACTGCACGATTGGCAGTCATAGAGAAGATGCTTCAACTACAACTAATCACTTTGGATCAAGCCAAAATGATGGAAGATCTATCACCGAACGGAGATGCATCATGAAACTAACTTTTAGCCAGCCGATTCAGGCGGCTGATACCGAACGCCGGATTATTTCTGGCAAAATCATGGAATACGGGGCCGTTGGCTACACATCAGTTGGAGCCGTTGTATTTGAGCAAGGTTCAATACAGATCCCATCTCCAGGCAAAATCAAGTTGCTTGCGCAACATAGGCCCGATGATCCCATTGGCCGTGCTCAATCTTTTAGCAAAGACGGAAACTTCATTTACGGATCCTTTAAAGTTTCGAGTAGCAGCAAAGGCACAGATTATTTGACCTTGGCTGCGGAGGATTTAGTCAGCGGCTTATCCGTTGGGGTGGAAGTGATTTCATCTCAGCCGACTGATACTCACCTCCTAGTAACCGCCGCAAAACTCATTGAAGTCAGCCTGGTTGAATCGCCAGCATTCGAGAATGCCGTGGTTACAAGTGTTGCTGCAAGCGAAGGCGAATCAGTCGAAGCGGCAAGTTCTACAAGCACCAAAACAACCACGATCAACACGACAATCGTTGAGATCGAAACCGAGACAGAGAGTGAGGATGTCATGACGACAGCCCCAGATAACACAGCCCCAGAAACTGCGGCAGAGGCTCCCGTTGTGGATGCCTCACGCCCAGTTGTTTCAGCATCTTACTTAGTGGGCGAAGTACGCTCACCAATTAAGACTCAAGCACAGTATCTCGAGCATGCAATCAAAGCCAAGATGGGTAACGATATTTCTCGCGACTACATCCGCGCAGCCGATGCACAAGCTAAGAAAATTGAAGCCGCTAACGATTCTTTCACTACGAATCCAGCTTTTAGTCCAACACAATATGTGTCAAGCGTAATTGATACATCAGTTATGTCACGCCCAACGATTGATGCACTTGGTGGAGCACGCGCATTAGCACCATCAGGCATGACAATTGCTCATCCAAAAATTACAACCAATGCGACAATTGGAACTGTCGCTGAAGGCGCATCCACTGCTGCGACTCAGATTGTTTCTTCCTATGTGAACGCAACTGTGGTCAAACTGGCCGGGGCACAAATTTATTCGACAGAACTTCTTGACAGATCAGATCCAAGTTTTTATTCTGCGATGTACGAGAACTGTTTACGCGCTTATGCTAAGGCATCTGATGCAGCGGTTATTGCTGAGATTGTTTCTGGCGGAACTCAAGCATCAACACAAGCCGGAACCATTGCTGGACTTCAAGCGTATGTAGCACAAGCTGCACCAGCCGTTTATGCGGCTTCTGGTGAGACTGCAACTGCATTCATTGCTGGAACTTCAGTCTGGTCACTTTTGATTGGATCATTGGATACAACAGGACGAAGCATCTTCAATGCGGCTTCACCTATGAACGCCAATGGACAATCAACACCACGCGGATTGCGCGGCGACATGATGGGCTTGGATCTTTGGGTTGATCAGAATATGGTTAGCACAACAATCGATGATTCAGCATTCATTGTTAATCCAATGAGCATTGCAATCTATGAATCACCAAAACTCACACTTTCAGTCAATGTTGTAGCGACTGGTGAAATCAGCACAATGCTTTATGGTTATTTTGCGACAAAAACACTGGTTTCCGGTGGTTTGCAACGCTTTAATCTGACCTGATAAAACCCTAAGCCGCTCACAGGGCTAGGAGGCCCTGGCCCTGTGAGCCTTATCAAAGAGAGGATGATCATGGCTGCGACATATACGACAATGCAAGAACTTCGCGACTCACTTGGAATCGGAACACTTTATTCTGATGCCACTGTTGAGGAATGTTGCCAGACTGCTCAAGATCTGATCAACTCACTTCTTTGGTTTAATACCGCTCCAGTGGTGGCAACTGGGCGATCTGCAAATGTTGCAACTTGTATTATTGCCAATCCTGCTCAATTTGTGGTGGGTCAATTAATCACAATTACGGGTTGCGGTTCTGGCTATAACGGCGTTAAAACTATTACAAGCACAAGCCCTTATCCATCTTCAGTAAGTGCTCCTTATCTGCCAAGCCGCTGGGTTTATCCCCTTGGATATCAATACATTCAATTTGCCAATGTCGCTGCTGATGAGCCAATCCATTTGGTTCAACCTTATGGATTAATGGCTGGCCCTGATGATAAAACTGCATCCTATGCAAACACTGCTGCGATTCGTAGTGCATCAATTATGTTGGCAACTAACATTTGGCAATCTCGACAAGCTACACAAAACGGCGGTATGGGAATCGATGGATACGCTCCAAGCCCATTCAGAATGTCCAACACTTTGATGGCAAGCATTCGCGGGCTTCTTGCCCCGTACCTTAGCCCGGGCGCAATGGTTGGATGAGCGATGCCAGCAGCACTTACAACTCTTCGAACAACGATAGCCACGGCTCTAGCCAATGCCGGTGTGTGGAGCACTTTCAGTTACCCGCCCCAAGTAATTCTTGCCAATTCAGTGATTGTTGCTCCAAGTGATCCATACCTTGTGCCATCAAATAACTCACAGGCTGGCATTAACTGCATGGCGAACTTTAAAATTATCATGGTTGTGCCGTATCTGGATAACCAGGGAAATTTGAACGGCATCGAGAGCACGATTGTGGCCGTGTTCAATAAACTAGCTTCATCATCATTAGTATTCAACATTACTGGCGCATCGGCTCCTTCAATGTTGGATGGGCCGAGTGGGCCAATGCTCACATCGGATTTCTCAATCACAGTATTAACCACTTGGTCATAGGAGATAAAATGAGCGAAACAAACGCAGAGAATTTGGCTTGGCTTGTCAAAGTCGGCCAGATCAAGGATACAAAGGCTGCTAAGCCAACGACAACAGAAACAGAGGAATAAAGCATGGCAATTTACTTAAATAACAATGTTGGCGTGAAACTTGCAACCGCAGCCGCGCCAACAGTCCCTTCGATTGACATCTCATCTTATGTTAGTGCCGTTACTTTAACGCAAATCGTAGATGAGCTGGAAGTCACAACTATGGGCGATTCTGCACATAAGGTAGTGGGTGGATTACAATCTGCCACGCTACAAATCGACTTCTTTAATGATTGGGCAGCATCAGCGGTTATGACAACGCTGAATGCGGCATTTGCAACAACTTTGGCCATATCAATGATCACTGTAAAGGGAACCGCCGTGAGCGCGACTAACCCTACCTATCAGTTCTCAATCTTCGTCAACAATCTCACTCCTGTAGGTACAGGCGGGGTTGGCGATGAAGCTGCATCAAGCATTTCATTCACAGTAAACACAACAGTCACTGTCTCAACATCAGTGGCATTCTAAGGAGCAAAAAATGGCACGCTTGAAAATCACCAGGGCCTCTGGGGATGTGATTGTTCCAATCACCCCCGTGGTTGAATATGCGTTCGAAAAGTACACAGGCAAGGGAATCCACAAGCAGTTCCGGGATGAAGAAAAGCAGAGTGACATCTATTGGCTGGCTCACAATGCATTGTCACGCGTAGAGGTTATACCTCCATTTGGAGAAGAATGGTTGGGAACCTTAATTGCGGTTGAAGTTATGGATGACGAGCCCGAAAAAAAATAGAGCGGGGAAGTTTCACCTATCTAGTGGCCTCACTAGCGGTGGA